TAATTCTTCGCAGCTGAAAATATATACGTACTCTCACGTAGGTTAAATAACATATCATAGTCAGGCGTTCCCCACTGCGTTCTAATAAGTTCTTGACCAAATCCACTATAAACACCATCAGTTAATTTACGTGCTACTTTATAATAATAATTAATGTCTAAACTGGTACTTGTTACAATACCATCATAAACATCTTTTAAAAACTTATTTCTTTCTTCTTCACTAAAAATATCTAATAAGTTTTCACTGCTATTTGTTACTCCGCAGATTTTACACATTAGCTATAATATTCGTCCAACTTATTTTTAACACTTTGAATGCTTCCAGTATTATCAACAGCCTTTTTAGTTACTGGTGTACCGTATTCTTTTTCAATATAAATAGGGTCTATATCGTAATACTTCAATAACTCTAAATCTATTTTAGCTTTTTCTTCATAGCTAAACTTATCTTCTTCTTCGCTCTCAATCCTTAATCCTTCAAATCCTAAACCATGAAAATTTAACAATGGAACTAACTGATAAGTAAAAATACTGTCCAATAGCATTTCATCAGCTTCGCCGTACATCTTTAATACTCGTTCGTGTACATTTGCACTTCCCGAATAGCTCTTTTCATCTGTTGTTCCAGTTTGCCCTAAAATAAGTTTAGATAACTCACTATTGCAACGGTCAATCATTTTGTCGAATACATCAAAAGCGTCTGTTCTATTACTTTCTACTAACTCTATTAAATCATCGGTATCAAATACACCATAAGCAGAAACCCCCATATTTTTAAGGAAGTTTTCCATATTGCTACGTGTAACTTCATCTCTTACATTTGTTTTACCAATACGTATTGGAGTACCAAAAATCTCTGTATATTCTGCCCATGCTTGCATCGCTCCCTTTTTCCATAGAACGTATGGTGCTGCCTTTGCTAACAAACCTAAATCTCTCTTTTGTCCTACGCCAATAACCCATCCTTTATATTTTGCATCTAAAAAGTTTTCACCAGTTATTGCTGCTGGTGTTTCTACTACTATATCAAATTCTTGCTTAACGTATTGACGTGGCACTAAATCAATAGTTCTAAAAACATCGTTTTCTAATGCTCCAAACTGAATTAAGCTAAAACCGTAAAATATACTATCTAAACTTAAATCAATAAAATCGTAGAACCATTTATGTTTAAGTAGTTCTGTTTTATCTTCTACTTCATTACCAGCTTTATCAACTACCTTATACTCGCTTTGCAATATTTGGTATTTACGTGTAGCAATTAGGCCAGTTAAATGAGCATCCAACATTACATCTTTATACAGTCGGTATAACTCTTGTCTATTAGGATAGTGTAAGCTTTCCGCTTGCAACATTGCTGCTCTCCAAGTCCCTATATCTTGACGTGTACGGTGTAATGTTTGTTCAAACTTAACCGTACGCTGAATATTAGCTTTCTGAGGCAAATTTTGTGTAACATTTGCAACCTTTGTAAATGGTATATGTAATCCGAATACTTCCATTAGTACGTGTTTGTGTTTTTAGTTACGCTACCATAACGAATACTTACTCCCTGCTCAGGTATAATAACTGGTAATTCTGCTGTTACATCTCCGCTTGATACTTTCTTTAACCATCCTATTGCGCCTCCAGTTTGCAAAGCATTACCGCCATCATAACGTACATATCTTAACTCAGGTATGTTACGTGGGTTAATTCTGCTATGTAAATGGTAAAGTGTAATATCAATTAGGTAAGTAACAATAAGTTGATTTCTATTATCGCCTTTTGTCCAATATGTTGTATTCTCAGGATAAAAACCATCAAATGAATAAGTCGCTCCTGCTGTCCAATAACCAGTATCAGTTGGTAAATGTGCTAAAGATTCAGCTATACAAGTATAAACAACATCGTTATACCAAACATCATCTCCTATTGCGTATGTTGTTGAGTGGCTATATTCTGATTCATTAGTCTTAGCATAGTAAAGACTTTTATCTTCACAAATGTAAGTCCAATTAGTTGCAAATGTAGGGACAACGCCAGTACAGCCTAAAATGTTCTTGTAAAGTTTACCCTTATAGGCTACTCTATCATCCACTACATAAGCAACATTAACAGCGTACTCCGCTGCTGTATATTCTACTAAATTCTTACCGTAGTAAGTTGCATCAATATCAAATTCGCTTGTATCGGTAAATATCTTTGAAGTAATGTATCGTTGTGCTAAGTAGCTAATCATTTCTGATTGTGCTGCTTGCTCTACATAATGGCGAATAGTATCATCTTCTTCAATTATTTGAAGTATGTTACTTTCTTGAATTTGTCTTAAATAATCTTGATTTCGTAAAAGACGTGCCATTGATTAGTTTTATTAAGTATCAAAATTAAAAATAAATAATGTTATTACTAAATAGTGTAACAGTTTTAATACTTAACCTTACTGTTAAATGTGTTTTTACCTATTGTCCTACTAACTGGATTGCGTCCATGTTGATACATTGAAAACTCGGTACTGAATGCAGCACATAAAAAATAGTCCATACCATCGGTAAAATGTCCGTATTTCTCATAACTTACTCCACTTTCCTTATCCTTTGTCTTTTCCTTAAACTTTGTACCATCGCTATCTTCTTTTAAGAATAGCAAGTCATTTATAGTTAGCTTACACTTATCGGATATTAAAACATTAACACCCTCAAAACCCTCGTAAAATACTGAATTAATAAAATTACCACGTACAACTACTGGGGGGTGCTTACTTAATACCCTGCTAACTGGTCTATAATCTTTTAACTGTAATTCGATTACCTTATAATCGTTGTGTCCTTTTTCGCTTCGTGTATCCTCGTTCTTACCACTTGGGTCGCCATAAATAAATAATCCTGCACTATGGCTCATGTATCTACGTGTAAACTCATCACAAATACCCTTTGTGTTGTTATAAGGACTTGCACACGCTATTTCATCAATACAATAAGCTACCTTGCCGACTATTTGCCACACCGTAGCAGTCATGTAAGGATTGACGTTAAAATCGAATGTTAAATGCAATGCTAAGTCAGGATTGTAACCTATTACATTAGTTGTATTTTTTGCCCTATCAAATAACTTGTAAAATAGACCGCCCGACTGTTTATTCCCCCAGTACCCCAAACAGTAAATAGTATAATAATACGGATTCTTAATTTGTAAGTCCATTAAGAACGCTACAAATGTATTAGGCAACCATTTATTATCTTTATACCAACTATGGTGTACTGTATATGTTAAATCTACGCTTGTGTTATCATCTATCTTTAACGGTGTAACGCTACTAAAACTACGCTCTACTTTATCGCCAAAGAATCGTTTATAAAACCAGTGGTCTTTATAATCTCCCTCAACTTCGGGATTAATACTAAAAATCTCTTGTAAATACTCAGCTTTTTGAGTTCGAATAGAGGTTGTTATAGTAATAAAGTCATTTTCTGTTGGTATATCTTCTTCATACCATACAGCAGAGGCATCTTTAATCGACTTTAATTTAGTTGTATCATCGCAACCTCTCGCAATGAACATATTGCCATTTTTACAATGTATTTCTAAAGGTTGTAGTTTAAATTCAAATAGGTCTTGAAGTCCTAATGTGTAGATAGTATCTTTTAAGTTCTGATAACTACTATCTTTTATTGATGAATAGGTATTTCTTACTAATATACATCTGAAAAAGTCCTCACTTAAACATCTATAAATCATTTTTTTAGCGGCAAAGTCAGACTTAGACGAACCACGCCCACCATAGAGAATTAAGTATCTATCTTTATTCTCTACAAGCGGTATAAATGATTCGTTTATTAAATACTTCCAGTTGCACCACTCTACATTATACATTAGGCATAGATAAAGTTTGTATTGTTAATCTTACTTCCATTTAACCTACCCTTGAGTGTATTATAGTTTAATCCATATAAATTAGAAACACTTTTTAATGAATCATAGAACACGCCAGTTGCGGTATCTAATACAACCTTATTGTTATAATAAAGGAAATTTGGATTATTTTTAGCTAAATCTCTAAATACTAATAACTCTTTTTCAGAAAACACCTTATTGCTATATAAATTAACCATAGTAGCTTTCTGTTTTTCAACTACACTATTAGGTCTTTTTTTGCCTCTCAACGAATTAGCTATCTTTTGCTTGTGTTCATCTGTTAATAAACTTGAACGTCCACCATAAGCTAAATTAAGACCATCATTTAGAGAATTAAATTTATTTATATAATAAACCTCTAAATCGTTTAGTTCACTTGCTAAACACTTATGTATTATCTCAAATGAATGAGCGTCCCATCCGTATTTTTTAATAGAATTTAGTATCTTAGTCTGCTTTTTACAATTAGCCGACTTGTATTTATAGAGCCTCTTTTCAATCTCTATGCTTTGTCCTATATAAACTTTACCGCTTGGGTTGGTAATTTTATAGATTCCTACTGTGTACATAGTTTTTCTTTATGCTCTCTTTTGTATAACCACTTTAAATGATTAACATTATTAGCTTGAAAGTACTCTCCATCAGCTTTTAACTTGAAAAAGAATACACCTCCACTTAACACTCCCTGACAACGCTCGTTAATGCTAAATGCGATAGTCTTATTAACTATCAATGGCACGAAGCCTAAATCCATTAATTTATCACTCGTTATCATCTTTTGGGTGTTTTACTGTAATTACTTTTGAATCCAAAGACCCACTTAATTCTGTTTTCTTAGGAGCAAAGAATTGTGCAAATTTAGCGTAAATATCTAAATACTTCGCAGGGTCATTTGTCCTAACATACTCAAACGCTTCTTGTAGGTTTGGCACTTCGCCCTCTAAAAGAGAAACGAATAACTCCTGAGCCTTCTTTACTGGCTCAGAAGTATATCCTTTTTGTTTCCCCCCCGTTTTGGGTATTCCTTTTGGTCTTGCCATTGTTTCTATTTATTTCTATTTAGATTGATTCTAAATAATATTAAAATGGGGTATCTAAATCATCCGCTTGTTGAAACTGAGGTACGCTTTTGCTACCATCTTTATCTGTGTTAGGCTTCCAGTTATCCACTTCTAAATAGTGAGTAGGCTTTCCCTCTACTTTGTCTTTCTTTTCTTTTACAACAAGGTTAACCCATCCGTTTGTAAGATTAGCCTTTAGTTTATCAATATCACTCTCAGAGAATGAAATTTTAGTAAGTTCGCCAAACTTAGTTGGGATAATCTTACCGCTTCCAATAAATACTTTGTCGCTCATTTTTATTTAGTTTTTAGTTAGTGCAAATATACACAATTTATTTAATATCCAAACTTTTTTTAAACATTTCCTCTCTTAACTCAATTTCTTTTGCTATATTTCTAATAACTCCGCTTGAAAAATATGTTTGCGCTGGCTCTCTTTTATCAGATAGCATCCATTCGTATAGCTTTTGAGATTCTGACTCTTCATCTATTATTATCTTGTTTCCCATTGCTTATTGTTTTAGTGGTTATAAATGTAGTTATTAATCTTTTAAGTACAAAACATTTTTAGTAAAAAAAGAAAAAAATATATTCATTGCCTTTAGTTACTACTGTTTTCTTTACCGTTAACTCTGTTATATTCCTATCGTTTATTCCGTATTTCTTTTGCAATATATCCAAAAAAGGTTTCAATGGGTTGTCAATATCGCTTAACTTACTACTCATACCAAACTCAATGTTTAGCTTGTTAGTTATATCTATGTTATTAGGTAACAGATAGATACATTCTAATTCGTAACTTTTGTATTTTTCAGTCTTAAATCTTCGACCTTGCCAGCATTCGTTTACCGATAACGGTTTAATATTTACCTTTGCCATTCATATAGTTTAAGTGTAATTCTTTTAACATTTCCTTGTATTGTTTCTTATCCCCATACATTATATGGCAACCCCTACAAACTGCTTGTAAATTTTCGATAACGTCCTTTTTCTTAGAGCCTCCCATTCCACGAGCCTCGATATGGTTTATATCAACCGCCTTTGCTCCGCATAACTCACAAGGTATAAAGTCGGCTGTTGTGAAACCGAAATAGTCTAAATATATTTTAGTGTGGTTTTTCACTTCATTTTAAAATGGTAATGTTTCTTCGATTATTTCTACTCTATTTGCAAACTTTCTTAACTTTACTAATCCGTATCGCTTACCTTTTTCATCTATGCAAACCCTACCGTTATAATACTTTTCTTTTAATTGCTTTCCATCTGAATTATACCAATTACCATTCTGAAAATATCCAGCAAAGTATGGTAAAAAAGTGTAGCGTATTACAGTTAAATTGTTCATATTTAATTAAATAAATGTAGTGTTTATTCTGTTAGCCATTAGTTAG